ACGCGGCCCGAGTTTTACCGGCTTTGGAAAGCGTCCGGTTCTGACGCCATCCCACCAGCAGGATTTTTTTTACCGGGATGATCGGGGGGATTGGCGGGTCCGCTTTGGGGTCGCCAATGATTTGCGGCAAGCGCAGAAAGCCGGTTTCGGGTAGTTGGTTCATTGCATCCGTCCTTATCCAAGTTAAGACGGGTGCATTCTCCTTTTTCCGTTACGGCGAATCACCGCAGGTGCGGTCACTGCTACCGCACCTGCGGTAAAAGCTCAAGTCGCGGTCAGGCTTTGGTTTGCAGCGGCAAACTTTTCTTCCAGCGTCCGCTGTGCAATGCCGGGTTTGTCCGCATGGTGCGCCAGCAGCGCAGAAATAATCGCGGCCTGATTGTCAAATACCGATTGCGCTTTGCCTGCTGGCGACTTGCCCAGCATCAGCGCCAACAGGCCACCAATGATGTTCAGATAGGTTGTCTCGTCCCTTGGCGTCAGCGGTTTGCCCCCGACATGCAACCCCTCTTCCGCTTCGGGATATGGCCCCATGCGTTTCATTTCTTCGGGCAGTTCCCAGGGAGCAGGTAGCGCAGTCGCCCAGGCCACGAAGTCGGCAACCCTGACCATGATTTTTTCAGCGTCATCCGGTATCGCCTCATAGGGATCATGCCCGCCGAGGGGCGCGGCATTTCGCACAATGGGCAGCGTTCCCGCTACAACATGATTCACCGCCACGCCTACCCGCCGTTCCCACTCCTCGATGGCCTCATTCCGGTAGTCGGCCATTTCCGCGATTTCCTCCGGCTTCGGGATGTCGTCCGGGTCTATCGTCGTCATGCCCCGGACAAGCCGGGCATATTTGGGATCAACGCCCACAGAGAAGGCGCACAAATCGACAAGGTTGAGCACGGCCTGGTTACGCAAATGCGCCCAATCAATGTCAAAGGCCTTCCATTGCCCGATTCGATCCAGGTGGGTTTGCAGATTGTCGTTGCTGTTCATCATCGCGCCCCTTCACGCTCGCCCCTTGATTGGGTGCCGCGCCAGCCGGGCAAGGGTTTCCCGGTTTTCGCCCTTGGGGATCAGCCTCGGGCTAGGCGCGGCAAAACCGTCATGCCACCGCTTTCTTGATCGAACTCGATCAACAGGTCGAGGAAGTGGCGCGCCTTCTTCAAGTCCTCGACCCCGTTCTTCCTGCGCCAGCGGCTCACGTACTTGATGACGCAGCCCTCGAAATAGCCGATGCCGTTTTTGTGGATGTACTCGACCGGCTGGATGGCCATGTCCTTGTAATGATTGCCGCCCACCTGGGTGGTGAGGGCTGCGGCGTAATCGGGTCGTTCTTCGCTCATCGTTGTTTCCTCTTCATGGCTTCCAGCAGCAGGTCGAGGACTTCGCGCTTGGAATCGACACGGGCAAGCACCAGTTCATCGACCGTATCAGCGGCCACGATGTTGTGGATGAACACCGGCCTGTCGTGCCCGGCTTGCGCTTGGCGCGTGGGGCCGATGCGCTCGATGATTTGCAGCCGTTCCTCCAGATTCCAGTTCAACCCGAAGAAGGCCAGGATGTTGCCGCCGTCTTGTAGGTTCAGGCCGTGGCCGGCACTGGCCGGGTGGGCGAACAAGACCGGGATCATCCCGGCGTTCCAGTCGCGGATGGTTTGCGGGTCTTTGTCCAGGGCGCGGCCCTTGGGGAAGGCACGCTGCAGGCGGGTGAGGTCACTCCTGAAGTGGTAGGCCACCAGCACCGGCATGCCGGCCGCTTCCTCGATCACATCCTCAAGCGCTTGCAGCTTGGCGTCGTGAATCTCGGCAAAGGCACTGCACGTGTCGTCGGTGTAGATCGCGCCGTTGGCGAGTTGCAGGCACTTGATTGTTTTGCTCGCCGCGTTGAAGGCTTCCACCTCGGTGCCGCATTCCAGCGCGAGGAACATTTCGCGTTCCATGTCCTTGTAAAGGCGCCGGACCTTGGCCGGCAACTCCACGCGGATGACGTTCACGATGGGCTCGGAAATGTCGAAGTAGTCGCGCGCGTCGAGGGACAGACACAGGTCGCGCATGCGGTCCTCGATCTGTTCCTGGGCGAACGGCAAGGGCTCAAGGCGCACGGCGTGGCGGTCACTGCCCACCTGGATGGACTGAAACCACCGGGCCTTGAATGCCTCGAAGCTGCGCCCCAGGCGCACGCCCTTGTCCAGGAACCACGCCTGGCCCCACAAGTCCTGCAACCCGTTGGGGCTGGGCGTGCCGGTCAGTTCGATGAAGCGGTCGACCTTGCAATGGGCAACGCGGGCGAGCGACTGCGCACGCACCCCGCCTTGCCGTAGGCGGAAGGACTTGAGCTTGGTTGATTCGTCGGCCACCACTTTGCGGAACGGCCACTTGTCGCCGTAGTGTTCGACCAGCCACGGCAGGTTGTCGTAGTTGGTGGTGTAGATCGTCGCCGGCCGCTTGAGCGCGGCGCGGCGTTCCTCGGGCGTGCCGACGACGGCCGACACTTCCACGTTGCGCAGGTGCTCCCACTTCTTCGCCTCGTCCGGCCAGGTGCTCGCGGCCACGCGCAGCGGGGCGAGAACCAGGGCGGGGCCAGGCTCGGTGATTTCCAGAATGTCGAGCGCGGTCAGCGCAGACACGGTCTTGCCCGTGCCCATGCCAGCCCAGGTGGCGCACCGCTTGTTGTCTAGCATGTGCTCGATGATGGCGTTCTGATATTCGCGGGGGGTGAAGGCTTGGCGGGTCACGGTTACACCAGGTCGGCGGCCGGTTCAGCAACAGCCTGCAAGCTGTAGTCGTGAGCCCAGGAAGGGGGGGTGTCGGGGGTTACGACAGCGTGCGAGCGCATCGGCATGATGACCCCGACAAAGTTCTCGTCCGCCAGGGTTATCAATGCGCCATCGTTGCCGTTGAATCCGAGGCCAACACAATGCGGACCCTTGCCGCCGTGCAAGATTGACCACGCTTTCGCCAGGAGGCCGGTAAAGCGGGGGTCAAACTGCGCAGGCTGGCCCGACACTTTGGACGGAATCACACGCCGAAAATCGGGGTATGTGCCGTCCAGGGTTTTGCCTCTCATGGACAAGCCAGCGTAGGTAAGTGTTACCGGGCGGGCGTTCGACACCGGCACCTCTTCGCCCTTGCCGTTGTCTTTGGTTTCCAGTTCTCCGATGGTGATTTCCACCAGGCCGGTGGGCTTGATCGGCTTGAGCAGATCGTTGGGGATGATGATGTTCGTCAGCGGTGCGTCAACGTCCGGTTGCTCGCTCTCGACGCGGAAGCATCCGAGCATTACGTCATTGGTGGCAACTAGGCGGGTTTCCTTGCGGCCGATTTCCAAATTGATGCCGTTCAGGTAGAAGCGCACGTCCTTGTCGGCAGCGAACAGCTTGAGCACGGCGATGACTTCGGCGCGCACGGTCAGTTTGATTTCCATGGTGGTTTCTCCCTTATCTGTTTTCGAGGTATTCGAAGCCGACGTCGGCTTCCAGAAACATGGCCGAGGCGCTGCGCATGTCGTCGGCCCAGCGCTCGCCGAAGCCCTCGGCGGGCATCTGCGCGACGACGCGGGCGATGCCCGCCTGTATCAGCTTGGCCGCGCAGCGTGCGCACGGCGGATGGGTCACGTAGAGGGTGCAGCCTTCTACCGGGCGGCCGGCGAACAGCAGGGCGTTTTCCTCGGCGTGGATGGTGCGGCGCAGCTTCTCGTCCCGGTCGAACAGGGCCTCGTCGGAATCGCACACGGCGCGCGGGAATCCGTTGTAGCCCAGCGAGACAACCCGGTTCTTGGCATCGACGATCACGGCGCCCACGCCCGTGCTAGGGTCTTTGCTCCACGTGGCGATGAGATTCACCAGGCCCAACATGCGGCGGTCCCACTTGCTCATTTAACGGTCCTCCAATCGCTTCTGCTACGCCAACCTTTTGCATATTCTTCCCTTGCCATGCGCCCGGCTTGCATCGCGGCCCGGTTATATCTGCGGTTCGGCTTCTCTACCGCGCCCAAATTGCGCGCCTTTATGCCACGCCAAATAGCGATGCCTTTTTCCACCGTAGCGCCGTCGAACATTGCGTTTGCGACAGGGGCGTAGTACTGCGCCAGCCAGGCGGAGATAGGGGTGGTGTAGCCGGCTTTCGGTAACAGGTTGCGGAAACGGCCTTTCGTGATGTCGTAGCCTTCTTCCGCCGCCCGCTTGCGCACGCCAATAACGTTCATGCTGAAGAATCCGTTTAGCGCGGTGACCATGAATATGGTGTCGTTCTCTTTACTCATGCCAGCACCTCGCTTTCAACGTGCAGCGTCATGCTTGCGACTTGTGGGCAGTGGCCCACCTTGCGGCGCGATTCGATGGCGTGGGCGTTGTAGCTGGCCGTGCTGACAATCTCGCCGGCCTCATTCAGGCCCAACAGGTGCGCACCGCCGCGCTCGGTGATGGCGACAACCAACCAGAAGGCGGTGTTGCTGCTGTTGCCACCAGCGGCGTACAGGTCGCCGACCTTGAAGCGCAGCGAATTCGTGACGTTTTCAGGGATCGCTATCTTCATGCCAGCACCTCGTCGACACGCTCGCAGGAATCGACAACCTCGACACGCTGGCCCATGCGGCGCATGCGTTCGTGCTCGCGGATTTGATGCGGCCGGCACTTCTCGCCGGGGGCTTTGAGTTCGATGAATATGGCCTTGCCGTTGAGCATTACCAGGCGATCAGGCGCACCGTGGCGGCCTATCCATTTCAATTTTCTACACTCCCCGCCCATGGTTTTGACGCGCTCGACAAGGTAGTTCTCGATGGTGCTCTCACGCATGGCGGGTGCGCCTCCATGCGGTTTTGAGGGCGAGCACGCGGCCGTAGCCGAAGCCTCGGTACATGCGATAAAGACGGTACAGGGTCATAGGTCAGTCCTTTCAGTTGATGCGAGCAAAATCGCCCGCGTACTTAGCGGCACCGGCGGCATACGCCGCAGCGGCTTCCTCTTTTGTCGCGTGGTAGCCCAGGCTGATAACCTTTCCACTGACAACAATCTTTGCTTGCCATGGGCGGCTACGGCACGCGCGGTGGAACACCACGCCTTTGTGTCCGTGGGTGTTGTTGCTCTTCCGTGGCACGTTGTATTGGTTTTGCGCGTTGGTGCATTCCCGCAGGTTCTCGATGCGGTTGTCTCGCGTATCGCCGTTGACGTGGTCGAGCATCGCCGGCACGTAACCGTGGTGATACAGCCACACGGCTTGGTGCAAATAGATGGAGCGCGCGCCGCGGCAATGAACGAGATAGCGGCGGTCTTTTCCTGCGCCGTGCCAGGGGTATGGTTTGCGCCCGCCGACTTTGCGCCGAAGCAATCCCGTGGCCGGCTCGTACTCGAACATCGCGCGGATTTCATCTTGCGTCATGGCCTACTCTTTTCTGTACCGATAGGCTTCAAAGCCGGCCGCGGCGAGCGGCAGGCCCTTGGCCCAGGTTGGGGTGGTTGCCATCAAGCCGGCCAGGTGGTCGGCGTTGAATTCGTCGCGGTCCTCGGCTTCGGTGATGTTTTCGTCATGCACCGAGAGGACGATCTGGTAGCCGGCCGCCTCGATGGCCGGCATGTTCCCGGCGAGCACGTCACGGCTTGCGGCCTGGGTCACGTTCTCGGCCAGCTTTCCGCCGTAGGTCTTGAGGCGGGACCACTTGCGGCTGTACTGATTGACGCCCATGTAGGACAGCTTGCCGGCGTCGTCGAGTTGCGGGCTGGGGTAGCACAGGAAGCGGCCGGACGGCAGGCGGATGCGCAGCCAGGCGCCGTCGCGGCGCAGCTTCAACATGCGGCATTCGTAGGTCACGCCGGGGCGCAGCACGGCCATGCGCGCGGCTTCTTCTAGGTCTTTCCAGAATGAGGAAATGGCCGGGTGGGCGTAGCGCCACGAGCGCTTGAAGGAATCGCACACCAGCCAGGCGCGGTCGGACAGGCCGAAGGTCGGGCGCTTCTGCTGCTTCGTCCATTCCAGCGCGTTGGTGGCTTCGCCCAGGATCGCGTCGGGAATGGCGCCGATAGCCTGCTCGCCCATGGCTTCGAGGTCGATGTTGTAGGCAGCGGCGAACGTGAGGAAGGCACCGACCCCGCCTTCGTAGCCGAGGGCGAGTTCCTGCACCTTGCCCACTTGCCGGTTGTCCCTGCTCACCGCCTCGGGCTTGATGCCGAACGACTTGGCATAGGCCAGCTTGTAGAGGTCGTGGCCTTTGCGGATGGGCTCGCCCTTGGCGTCGAGCGCCAGGGGTACAGGGCGCCGGTCGAGGTAGGCCGCCACCAGTTCGGTGCCAGTAATCCAGTCGCCGCCCTTGGTCTGCACCGTGTCGAAGTCGGCAAACGCCTGCAGCTTCCATTTCTCACCGGCCAGCCAGGCGAGCACGCGCCCTTCGATGTTGGAGAGGTCGGCAACCACCAGCTTCTTGCCCTTGGGCGCGATGATGGCCCCACGGATTGCGCTGCTGGTCAGTTCCATGACGTTGTCGAAGAGCAGATCCTCGCAATCCGCTTTCAGGGCCTCGATGCCCTGGTCGATGGCGGCCTGCTTGAGCACGGGGCGTGGCAGGTTTTGGGGCTGGAACAGGCGGCCGGCCCAGCGGCCGGTGCGGCTGGCGCCGTTGAATTGCAGCGTGTCGCGCAGGCGCCCGTCGCTGCTCACCGCCTTGGCGAGGGTCTTGTACTTGCTGGTACTGGTGGTGCTGGCCTGCAACCGGATGGCGAGCAGTTCGCGCAACTCGGCCGGCAGGTCGGGGTCAGCGATGCGCCGTTCCAGCGTGCTCTGCTGCATGTCCGGCAGGTCGATGCCGTAGGCCGCGACCAGGTGGCGCAGCAGCGCATCGCGCTGGGTGGCCGCCTGTACCGCGCCATCGGTCAGTTCGTGGGTGCGCGCGGCGAGTACCTTCTGCGCGCGCTCCACGGCGCGGATGGCGGCATGCGCCAGTTCGGTGTCGACCATGAAGCCCCTGTCATTGATCGCCTGGTCGAGGTGCCACAGGGCGAGTTCCGCGCCCTGGTAATTCCAGGCCGGCAGCATCTTGTCGATGGCGCGCATGGCCTCGATGTCGAGCCCGGCGTACTCCACGAAATTGGCCCACTCGGCGGGGTGCGTTTCGCGCGTGGCGCGGCGTACCTTCTTGCTGGTGGCCGGGCGCGGCTTGCACAGCAAGTTAATTAGCTGGCGGCCGGCCTTGTCCTTGGCCTTGTCGGTGGGAATCTTGAGGATGTCGCACAGATCACCCAGCGAGCCCGGCAGGGAATGGGCCAGGGCCTTGACCATCGTGTCGCGCCAGCGCTCGCGCGGCAGGCGGTAGCCGTTATGCCAAAGCACCGTGCGGTCGAAGTGGGAGTTGTGGGCGTAGAGGATGACGGCCGGGTCGTCGAGCGCGTCGGCGAGGTCGTCGGGCATCAGGGCCTGGGCGGTGCAGTCCCACACTTTCACCGGGCCGTCGTCGATGGCGTAGGCGAAAAGCATGATTTCCGCGCCGGCTGCATAGGCGTGGGTGCCGTTGGTAATGGGCACTTCGCAATAGGTTTCAAGGTCAAGCCAAAGGGTCGTCATGTTCTTTTCCGTGTTCGCTTTGGTGAGGCGGCGGGCGTGTGCGGTGCCGTCTGTACGGCTGGGGAGAGGCCCTAGGCAATCCCCAGGCTGCGCGCCGCCTCACCAAAGCGCCCGGCCCGAAGGCCGGGGCTTGGGTGGTTAAACGAGGTCGTCGGCGGTAGCGCCTTCGGTGATGTCGTCGAACTCGTCCTCGCTCGCGGCACCGCCACCCGCGAAGGCGTCGCCGTCCTTGAAGAACTGAACACCGCGCAGGCT